CAAAAGAAATAATGAACCGTACTGATAAGCTACCAGATGCACAGAAAGCAGCTATTATAGCAGAGATTAACAAAGAAAAGATCTTAACAATAGATCAATTATATACAAAATATAACGGAGCAGTAGAGCTAGCTGTTGTAGAGAAGCAAGCTTTAGACAATGCCCAAAACGTAATAGACCAACAAGAAAAAGAAAAAGCCGCTCTAAGAGAAGCTCAAAAAGTTACTATTAACAAACTACAGGCTGAAAGAAACGCTGAACTTACTCAAATTAAGAAAGAGGCAGCAGATCAATTAGCTTTAGCTAAAGCAGCTCAAAAAGCAGAGCTTATCGGTTTAATGGTAAAAGCTTTAATTGGTGTCGGTATATTGTTTTTAGTACTCGCAATACTATTAAAGAATATTACGATGGGTATCGGATCAATACTTTCTCTTGTTTTAGCATATGTAGCTGCTACAGTTGAAATGTGGATAGTTGGTACGGCTTTAGGTGGTATTATATTAATGGCTGTATTAATAGAAGTACTAAAAGCTAAAAAAAAGCCTGCAGTTGCTAAGACTACTACTCCAACAACTACGTAATTTTTTCGAATAAAAAATTACATTGATGTAAGCGACTATGTAACCATACTGGCTCGCTTATATCAATTATTTTATATCCAAGTACAGTGAGATGTATATGCACTTCTGCAAACAGTGGTGCACCTGTATTACATTCTAAAAACGAAACTTCAAGATAGATGTACTTTATAGACGGTAACAATTTAGTTGCACCTTTTAAAATATCTATTTCTGCTCCCTGTACATCCATTTTTAAAAAGTCAAAGTTGTCTTCTATTTTTATTATACTATCTAGACGTTTCATTGGTAAGTCTATAGTGTATGCATTTTCAAAATGATGACCCGTCTCTCTATATATAGAACTACCAGTTGAGCATACATCGTTAGGGTTAATGAAAAAAGGTATCTTTTCCTTATCTTCATATCCTAGTAAACATATTTGATAATTTTTATTTTTTTCTGCTAAAAAACTTTCATTATTTGGATTGGCTTCAAATGATGTAACTTTTGTTTCAGGAAATATATTTTTTATTATATCATAAGTTTCTCCTTTATGTGCTCCCGCATCAATAAACCCTGTAGGTATTATATTACGGTCCTTAAGCCTTATTAATACATCTGAAAAAAAACTCATTGTTGTCCTGATAGTTCAATAACATCATTAGTAACATTAATAGTCTTAGCTTTAACCTTGCCTGTTAGTTGTGCTATCATTTCTTCTCGAGTAGCTACTAATATATTGGTATTGCCTTGCGGAAGATTTAAATAACCATCGTTTTTAAGACGCTGTATTTCTTTTTTACCCTCTATATCAATCTTTTTAAGATCTCTATTAGCTTCAGCTTTTTTATTCTGTAAATGTATTTTATTTATAGTTTCAATAGCTCCGGCACCAGCAGCTATAAGACTTGCTAAACTTGCCATCTGTTCTGGATCCCCAGTTGCAGTAACTACTTGCTGTAAATTTTTAACACTCTTAACACTTAGTGTGGCTAATTCTGCAGAATTCTTTAATATAAAGTCTTGAATATCTTGCTCTGTTTTAGGTACTTCAACCTTTATCTCTTCAAGGTCTTCGGCATAGTTTTTCGATACTGTCTCTTTATCTTCGGAATTCAATCCAGCAATAAAATTATCTATTTGATTTATTACATTTTGATTATCCGATGCAGTATTATCTGGTAAAGGCGGCTGATTCACAATAATATTTACCCTTTGTACTTGTATATACAATCAGTTAATTTATCCCAACTTGGATCAATATCTATATTTGAATTACTACAATCAGCATTAATAACACATTTAGAATTTGTTAATATATTTAAATGTTTTAAGTTTATACCTAATTCCAAATAACCTAATTGTCTTACCTGTACACAACAATCCCATGCCTGCCCTATTACATAGATATTTTTAATTTCAGGGTTGTTTGTAAGATAATACTCGAGCTGCCACATCCAATGCATTGAAATTTGGTATTTTTTTGGATTAATATAATTTAACACATCAGGATGAGTATTATCTAAACCTGGATATTGTTTACCTCTACTTTCCATAAAATCTTTACCGTAAACTAAATCATATGCTATAAAAGCTTTATACGCGTCTTTTATTTTATTTAATGTTTGACTATTGTAAAATAAGTCTCTATAATTCTTGTACCATAAAGTTTTTGATTCAGCATATTCTGTATAACTATCATAAGATGCAAGTACTATAGTTTTAATGTTATCGTTTTTGTCAACAAATTCCATAACATTTCTAACAGTACAATGTTTAGGATGATTGTACGGGTAATCTATAGTTTTATCTGGGCCAGGCTTTTCCCATGGGTCGATAACTATAGCTAAGCTCGGCTGATTTAATATGTCCACAATAATATTTATGGCAAGTCTTGATTTATCAATAATATACCTTATAATACTTAATTATGTTCCCTGTTACTATTAAATTCGTTAAAACTCACGATCTAGCTGTGCTACCAAAGTTTAACCATGCAGACCCTTATACAGGAGATTCTGGTTTAGACCTTACTGCTACTGAAACGACTACAATACCTGCTAAAGGATGGGCTACTGTTCCTGTTGGCTTAAAGCTAGGCTACATTACACCAGGTTATTGGATTCGAGTTGAAGGCCGTTCTGGTGTCGGTTTTAAGAAGCATATTTTTCCTCATTTCGGTATTATTGATAATCCTTATAGAGGCGATATGGGTATTAAGCTCTATAATTTTAGCGACGTTGACCAAACTTTTAACCCAGGAGACAAGATCGCTCAATTAATTATATACCCTCTTATTCAGGCTGATATTGAATGGACAGATCAAGCCACTGAAACCTCTCGCGGCGAGAAAGGCTTCGGTTCATCTGATGCAGAGTTAATTGGCAAAGTTTATCCTAAAGATAAGCCGTTACAAGTCACAATTCATAAAGCTGTTTAATGACAATTAACGATCAGTTAATGAACATTTGGGTAGAAAAATACCGGCCGACTAAACTGGCCGATATGGTTCTATCTGAATCTTTGCGAGCATTCGTAGAAGAATGTAAACGTAAAGACGAGATACCTAACATGTTGCTTGTAGGTAATGCTGGTACAGGTAAGACTACATTAGCTAAGGTAATTATAAATGAAATATTAGATGCACAGTACCTATACATTAACGCAAGCGAGAAGAATGGCATTGATGAGGTCCGTACCTCTATTCTTACGTTTGCGCAAACTAAAAGCCTTGATGGCAAAATTAAGGTTATCTTTCTCGACGAGTTTGATAACTTTACTGATGCAGGTCAAAGAGCTTTGCGTAATGTTATGGAGGAATATGCCGGTAATACCCGTTTTATCCTCACTGGCAACTATCTACATCGTATTATTCAACCGATCCAATCTCGCTGTCAAGTTTTTACTGATTTTACTCCTCCTATTGGAGAATACGCTAAGCGAATAAAATATATTCTTCAACAAGAGAAAGTTACTATTGAAGCAGGACAAGTAGATCGTATTAAAGAAGTAATACGTTATTACTATCCAGATTTACGTAGAATTATTAACTATATACAACGTAGTGTTATTAATAGTAAGCTAGTACTACAAGATGTTATTAATAACGAGGGATTCGCTGAAGATATCCTGGGTAAAATTAATAATAAAGAGGACTTAATGTCTATACGTAAGTTCGTTATAGAAAGCGAGATGGCGTTCGGTAACGACTACCCAAAGCTAATGAAAGACTTGTTTAACACTGTTTATAAGAGTGAGATGTCAGAAGATAAAAAAAGACTTGCATTGCTGCAAGTCTCTGAGTATTTATATCGATCAGCTTTAGTGATGGATCAAGAAATTAACATGTTTTCTTGTATTATATCTTTAAGTCAATTATGATAGATAAGAGTTTGGGTGTGCCTTAATAGTTACACCGTCTTCTGGATGACCACCTGGTAGATAAGCCCGTTTTACTCTCTTTGCTTCTTCCATTGGACCATCTTCTCTGCCTGTTGGGTTTTCTTGGCCGGTTACTGCACTTGCAGGTGCTGGTTCTGAATTAGATGTACCAGCCCAGCATTCCTCTTTAACTGAACCATCTTCTGCCCAGCATTCATCGACTAATCTATCTTCTTCCATATTCCAGCACTCGTCTTTAATATGGTGCTTAAGATCTGATTCATCAAACATTGATTCTTCTTCAAGACATGTGCATGGGTTTGTGTGGCACTTAGGGCATGGAGCTTCCATGTCATTACCTACCATTTCCATTTCATTACATTGACAAACATCTCTTTTACATATAGGGCAAATTTCTTCAACAATAGTGCCTGTAGTATTAGTTACTTTTTTACCACCAATACTAAACTGGTCACCTTTTTTGGTATGAGCTAAATCTCCTGTAAATTTGTTACCTTCATCTTCTACACCTTGAGAGGTACCTTTATGTAACATATGATTAAGTGCAATTTCTACATCTTTAATATGATCCTCCATATTAGCTTCACCCCCATTTTGATCGGTATATGAATAACAAATTTCTTCAGCAGCGGTTGCTACATCACCATTACGAAGTGCAGCAAAGACTGCTGCACTATCTGGTGTACCATAGAGACCACTATCAATCATTCTACTATCAATTTTCCCAAGAAGTTTTTCTACTTCTTGTTCATTAAATTCAGGTGACATTTGAGGGTTATTTTCTTCAACCCGTTCTTCTTCATTACCGTCTTCCCGTAAAATGTGAATATAGATATCGTTTAAAGCTTGTTCAGATTCTTTTAAAGTTTTTGGCTTTAATTTGTTCTTTGGAAGTGGCTTGTACTTGGTTGAGGGTTTTGAATCATCGTAGCTATTAGCTCCAACAGCTGGTTTTTTATATTTTGTAGCTAATTCGTAATCCCCTTTCTTTACCCAATTTTGTTCATGACCTAATTCGTTTTGATCTTCTGTTTCTTTAGTATTTGGATTAGATTTCCATTTACCTGGTTTTTGATATTGACCGCTTGGACGTTTATTATTTTGTGAAACAGGAGCAAGATTAATACCTGTATCGATTACTTCAATTAAACCCAATGGTACAGTAACAAGCCCACCGAAATTACCAGGTGATTTTTCTTGGTACATATCTGCATGAGTTGCAGGTAAGTTAACATAACCCATTGAGCCATATTGTGCATCAGGTGTGTGTAAACGACCTAAACGTAAATTATAACCAGACTTCTCTGCACCCTCTAAGTGCGCTTTTATTGAGCCACTGAGTGATTTATATTCCTCAGATGATTTGTAATCGGATTTAAGCTTTACCATATCTCCTTCTAAAAAGCCCGCGCCTTGCTTATAACGGTTATATATGGTTTCATACAGAGGGATAAACTTACTGTTCTTCATAAAATGTATATTATTACTTATGTTTCTATAGCCTATTTATAAGTAATTACATGCCATCGATTAGTTTTAACGGTCTACAAAAGGTAGTATCTGCAAATAAGTATAGCTTTGTTGACTTACACTTGGATTTTAATAACCCTATAGTAAGAGACTTACAAGTAGATTATGACGGAGATGCTATAGTTAACTCTCTTAACAATTTGTTTAATACTGCCCCCGGTCAAAACTTATTAAATCCTGAATATGGCTTAAATTTAATAAAATACGTGTTTGAGCCTGCAACCAATACTACCGCTCATTTAATTGGCAATCATATAATGGATAATATTACTAATTTTGAGCCAAGAGTTGTTGTACAAAATGTTAATATAACCATTAATAAAGACGAGCAAACCTTTATCATAGTATTAAGTATTTTGATACCCGCTCTTAATAAACAAATTATATTACCTGGTACTTTAAATAAAAGCGGATACTCTCTCCTTACATAACGATGAATACAGCTTCAGACAACAAAGATCTCAATATAGCAAATAATGAATATGTAGCATTTGATGCACTTTCATTAAGAAGCTTTATTACAAGTCGTTTAAACAACAGCGGCATTATTACTGATCAGAACTACGAAGGCTCAAACATAACAGCTATTAATAACATTATAGCTTATGCTTTCCACGTTCTTTTATATTATCAAAATCAGACTGCAACTGAATCTTTATTTTCAGAAGCACAATTATACGAAAATATGAATCGTATAGTTAAACAATTAAATTACGCACCAATTGGTGTGCAAACCTCTACTCTATCGTTTTCAGTTTCAGCTGGTGCTGGTTTAACTACAGGTTATTATACAATACCTAGGTACACGTTAATTAGAGCGGGTAATGCTACTTATTCGTTTAATGAAGATATAACATTTACAAAAGTGCTTTCTGATGCAACTGAAGAGTTAACCTCGGTTGGCAACCAGTATTTATTATATCAAGGTAATTACATTGAATACCCACTTTATACTGCACGCGGGGAATCAAATGAAATAGTTTATTTAATTCCAGGCGCTAATGTTACTATAGATCATTTTAATATTGATGTGTATATTAAAAAAACTAATTCTACTGGTAAATGGACGAAATGGAACAAGACAGAATCACTTTATTTACAAAACGCAACCGATACTAGTTATGAAATTAGATTAAATAGTAACAAAAATTATGAAATTAAATTCGGTGATGATATCAATGGTGCACAATTAAATGTAGGTGATGTTGTAGCTGTTTATTACTTACAATCAGCTGGTACTGGAGGGGAGGTGGGTGCTGGAGCAATTAACGGCCAAAGTGCTGCTCTATATACTACTGGGCAATTTGCCCTTATTCAGCCTGATGTTACAAGTAGTGATTTAAATTTATTAACAGATGTAAATATTTTAAATTTACAATTTGCAAATACAAGTATTTCTACCTCATATACAGATATTGAATCTGTAGATAGTATTCGTTCTAATGCACCAGCTTCGTTTAAGTCTCAGTACAGAGTGGTTACTGCTAATGACTATAAGTCATTTATTAAAAATAATTTTGCAAATATTATTAACGATGTTGCTGTTTTAAACAATAATGATTATCTTAATAAGCATTTAAGATATCTTTACACTATCGGTTTAACAAACCCAGGGGTTGATTATAGAGTATTATACAATCAAATGGCATTTGCAGATGCTTGTAACTTCAATAATGTTTATATATATGTGTTACCAAAAGCTACAAAACTCTTAACTAATAATTACGTAAACTATTTAACCCCAGCTCAAAAACAATTAATTACTTCTACAGTTGCAGATAAAAAAGCATTAACATCTGAAGTAGTTGTTATGGATCCGGTTTATTTAGCGGTTACTACTGGTACTGGTGTTGGTAACGTAATTTCAACAAACGATATATCTAGTTCTAAATTAGTTGTTACTCTTAATCGTGGTGCAAAAACACCTATAAGTGTTGTAAAAAGCAATATACAATCTATATTTCAAAATTATTTTAACCCATCAAGTTTAACGTTAGGTTGTACAATTAGCGTCTCAGACATAACTGGTAGTATATTGGCATTAACTGATGTACAATCTGTACAAACAATAAACAGTACAGAAGTTGTTAATGGTGTTTCACTTATTGTTTACAACCCTTCTTATCCAAGTAACGATATAACATCAACATCAAAAACATTTACTGTACAACCATTTCAAACAGTATATTTAAATGACATTAATGAGCTGCTTGCCCGTGTTGTAGTACAATACGAAGCATCTCAAAATGCTTCAATAATAAATTACTAATATGGCCGTAACGCAAAGTTCATTTAACGGTATAAAAGTAACCGGAACAAGCAATACAGTTCTTTCGGGTTACACCTTAGCTACGCCTTTTACTTGTACTTTAGATATACAAGACAGCAGCACACAATCAGCAATAACATCGACATATACTTTATTGTGGTCTTTTGGGGATGGTACATATGATACAAGCTACTCTCCATCTCATATATACAACTGGCCAGGAGTTTATGAAGTAAAAGTAGCTTTATACAATAACGCTACAAACCAATCAGTTTTTACTTTTTCAAAAACAGTTACCGCTTGGGATTATATAACAGATACACTTTCATGGAACTACAGTAATTGGCCAGATTTAAACAGCGCCCCAACAGCGGGTACTACTAATGGCCCATGTTTTTACGGTTATCAAAGCTGTAAGTCAGGTACAGCTGTTACAGGCCCCTTACCTATAGTGTTTAATTACAGCACTCGGTCACTTGAAACCAGCGCTCTTACGTTTTATTTATACTCGCAAAACTCTCTTTCTCAGCCATATAGCGAAATACCAAAAAATCAGGCAGCAACACTCCGTCCTACGTGGAGGTTTACGACTGTTTCAGCAATGCCCTTAGATGATGGATACCCTATTACTAATTATAAACCTATTAGCAGTACTGAAATAAGAATACTTTCGAGTGGTTTATTAGACCCCAACGGTGTGTTAGTAGGCTTATCTGGTATAGGTAGTTTTTATTATATTGACGATTTACCTTCATTAAAAATAACCCCGCAAACACTTGATGGTAGTGTTATTCCTTATCAATCTGTTAACCCCACAACTATATGGGTTACGCTAGACAGGACTAATGTGAGCAACATACCTGGTACAGATTATATTAACGTACCCTCGTATTCAAATTCTTTAGTAAGTTTATCTTCTTATTATTACGTACAGTCTTTTACACCAGATCATATTGATATTACATTAAACAACAAATTACCTTTAAACCCGACATATTGGGTAGGAGCAGAAAATCAATTTGTAACAACATTAAAAAGCTCTTTGTCTTCAAATAATGGAGCATTTCTTTCAAATGTAACTTTGTTTAATTACCCTTTAAACAAGATTAACAATGATATTTTTGCTGCGTCACTTACTACGTTAATATTAAACGATATAACTAATAACAGTAATGTACCTATAACTGATCATGTTGGAAACCATATACAGTCTTATAATAAATCGACTGTAATTTAAAAGCAGGATTCAATATGAGTAGTACATCTCCTGTAACCGATGGCACACTTTTATTTAGTTTTTCAAGAACTGATTCATTAGGTAGAGACACCGGTGGTTATTATCTTGGTACGTTCACACCATACGCTAGCGGTACTGCATTATTTTACATATATGACAATAATGCTAACGGTTTTGCATATGTTAAGGATTTAACACCTAATATAAATTCTGGCTACAACCCCAGGCTCATATCTTATACACCTATTGCACCTCTTTATTATATTGATCAAAATTATACTAACACGTTAGGTAATAAAGGTATGACAAGTCAAAGCATTTCTGCTTTTAACGTAATAGATTTTAATAGTACTTATTTTACCCGTAAAATTAATGGTGGGTTTGATTTTAGTAATCAGTTAAAAACTTATGCTTTACAGCCCACTATCAATCAAAACTCTGTAT